ATTGATAATCTTTTTTTTTTATAAGTTTCAAGTTGTTCTGCTTGAGCTTTATCTTCTTTTTCTTCTTTTACAACAACATTTTCAGCTTCTATTTGTTTTGTTGTTTTAGTTTTCCCACCCTTATCGTTTCCACCCATAATTACTTCTTTAGTTGTCATTGTACCATCTGCTTTTCTTACTTTAATAGTTTCTCGTCTATAACCTTGTTGTAAATTACCATAAGCATCAGTCTGTCCAGACATTCTACCTTGCATGTATTTATCATAAACTCTATTTTGTTTTGTCAAAGATAAAGCTTGAAACTCTGTTTTTGTATATCCAATATTTTGTTTAGCTTTACTAGATGCTAAAACCTTTTCATCAAAAAAAGTTCTTGTTTTAATAGATCCAGTTTCAAATGAGTTTTTTGTTACTTGTAATGAAGGAGGGCCTTTTAAATTTCTATCTATTTTATTAGCACCAGATTTAATAAAATCTTTTTTTTTTCTGTCTTTTATTTTTGTTTCTGAATACGTTGTGCCACCAGTTGTAACTGCTTCAGCTCCTGATACATCTGTATCTCTACCTGCTCTACCACCATCACCACTCATAGAAAAATCCTTTTTTAATCTGATTTGTTCCAAAATCGCTTATATCCTGCTTTTCGCAACGCACAATATAATTGCCGTGGAGTAATAATATACCATCTATAAAAACCTATTAATCTCATAATAAATGATACGCAACTTAATTCTTTTATTCTAAACAAATGCCAATCATCTTTTACTGGACAGATTAATATTTCATAGTCATACAAGTAATTTAAAAAGTTTTCTGATTCTTGTTTAGTTAGATAGCTTGTTTTAATACCTGCGTGAGTAAACTCAAGATGTTCCCAAACATTTAAATTGGGTATGAATTTTAAGGCTCCACAATGACTAAATCCATGTGGAGGCTTCCACCACCATATCCATTTAGCATATCTTTTAGTTCCTCTACTGTGGAAATAGACTAACCATTCCTCTTGAATAAATCCCATACTTTACGTTTTTTTGTTTTTTGTCCTGCAAATACATCCCATTCTTTTTTAGCGACTACAGGTTTACTTTGTGATCTTCCAGCTAATAAAGTTCTACCTTCTCCAGCACCCATCATTAAATATTGTAGAGCATCGTGTATGTGGGAATATCTATTTTTAAAAGGTTTCTCATCATATCTATCTCCAGATGTTTGAAGTCTTCTATAATGATAACCACCACTAAATCCTTTTTTTAAATTAATACATTGAGGATCAATTAAAAATCCTGCTTTGCCATCTATTAATCTTTGTAATGCTGAATCTACAGAATCTATTCTTAAAGCAACATCATTAGATGGTGCAGGTACAGCTTTTAATCCATAGTTTCTCATAATTGAAAATGGTGTTCTTTCATCTGTCTGGGATCTAAAATCTCCAGCAGGATCTCCATATATTTGAACATCAAAGTTTTTATAATTTTTAGCTATCTCTCCTCTAAGGAGTTCAGAAAATCTCATAACACCCATATCAAAACATACTAGTTCATTTATAATATTCCATCTACCTGTTGTAGTTCTTTGACCAAATACAGCAGCAGGTGTTAGTCCAAAGTCAATTCCAATAAATAAAGTTTGACTAACATTTGATTTAATAGGTTCTGGTGCAAGATGTATTTCTTGTCTAAAGTTTGGATATACAGGTTTGCCTTCTTCAATGCTACCTAGTTTATTTAAAACATAAACATCAATCCAACCTTTTGTTTTACCTCTAATAATATTAGGATAATATTTGGGTGTTAAATTTTTTTTATTTTCTGCATTTTCATTGTTGTCATATTGTTCTGTAAAGCCTTCTTTGTTTTTCTTTTCTATCAATGCAGGTGGTTGAGTATGAAAGCTCCAGTTGTCTGGTTTAATTAACATAAGAGCTTCATCTCGTGATATGTGATCTGGTACAGGAACATCACCTGCCATAATTGGCCACCAATGATCTTCTTCTGGTGCGTTTGTATCAGCTATAACTCCATACCATGTAGCACCACCATCTCTCATACTTGGGAATCTTCCTACCCTCATAGTACATGCATCTATAATTGACTTAGGTATTTCTCTTGCTTCGTTTACCCAAACACCAGTAAGCTCTAATGATAATAATTTTTTTACATCTTCTGGTCTATCCAAAGCTAAGAATATAACTTCTAGTTCTATATCACCTTTGTTTATTCTATGTGTATATGGTACTGACCAAGCAAAGTTTCCCCAAGTATCTTCTGGGAACCAGTCTAACCAAGTTTTGATTGTTGTAGTTTTTAACTGAGGATTAGTATTTCTTATGACTGCCCATCTAGATTTACGAATACCTTGTGAATTTTTTTTTTGTAATAAGGCTCGTCTAAAGATTTCTATACAACAAGCAACTGATTTACCAGAACCTACTGGCCCTCTTAATCCTCTATAGAAGTCGTCAGACTTCATAAATTTTTTTAAAACATTACCTTCTGGTTTATAATTAAAATTAATCGACATTTGTACCTACATTTGCTTTTAGCATTTTGTAGATAGTTTCTTCTCCAAAAGATTCTACTAATTTATCAGCTTCTTTATTAGTAATCATATGTGTAGGATAATGTTTAAGATGTGTTTTCTTAACTATTGTTCTTAGTCTATTTCTATCTTTTAAACTTAATGTATTTAAAAAACTCATATAAAATTAATACTGCTTAATTTATCTTGTTCAATAACACGTTCTCTAACATTATCTAGTATTGTTTTTTCTGTACCGTATTTATTTTCAAAATTTTTTTTATCTAAATGTATTCCAGTATTGCCTTGGTGATGCTCATGGCATAATGGAATTACTTCAAAGTGTGAACTTTTTCTACCCATACCTACATTTCCAGATCCATTATTTCTAATATGATGCAAAGTTGCAGGTCTTTGGCAGACAAAGCAACCTAATTCAGCTACTTTGCCCATCCAGATTTTTTCTTCTTTGGTAGCCACTATTTCTTTTTTTTGGCTGCCATTATTTTTTTCTTTAAAGCTGTAGGCAAAGTTTTTTGCTTTGCACTCATTCCATTGCTTTTACTTGCTGGTCTTCCTCGTTTTGAACCGTAGGTTCCTTTTCCATAAGGCATTTTTTTTCCTCCTGTGTTATTTCATAATATGTAGCTCTACATCCGTCTGGGATTGCAGCACTACATTTCTGCATAGCTATAACATCATTATTTGCAGAAAACAATATTTCTTTTTTAAAGGTTTCACCCTTCCATATTTTAGCAATGTAATACATTTATTTTTTCTTAGCTGTCTTTGCTGATTGTTTAAATGCTTTTAATGTTGGTGCACCTTTTGATCCTGGTTTTTTCATTTTTTCACCAGAACCAGATTTAATTCTTTCTCTTTTTGCATGTATGTTTGCATATAAACCTTTTTTAGCCATTTCTTTCTCCTATGATTTTTTGTTATTGTTTGCAAAACTTCTAGCAGCAGCTACCGAGCCAAAGCCCCATTTTTTTAATGCTAATGCTTTTCTTGTAGGTCTGCCTTTGCTATCTTTCATTGGGCCTTTCATTCCTGCAAACCTAGCAGCAAATGATACCCTTCTTGGATTCTTTCCAGAACTTACAGGAGGTTTTAAATTAGAACCATCTTTCCTTTTAAAGAAAGCTCTACCTCTTGCATTTAATCCTCCTTTTGGATTTTGATATACTTTAGCGACCATAAATATTTTTTACCTTTAGTTAATTAAAAATAAACGCACTTATCATAATACCAGTTAGTAATCCTAACCAGAATCCCACAATTCCTTCTCTGTAGTATAATGATAAAACCTGTAGCTGTTTTAAATATTTTTTCAACATTATCTCCCTTGTCTGCTGTATTTTTTAAAATCCCTTTTCTTAGCCTTGTTCATTGAACTTTTCTTAGGCTTTCGACTAGATATACTAGTCCTTTTGTATTTCGCCCTTGTTTCATGGGCTAACTTATTGATATCGAATTTAACTCTAGCCATTCTTTCTTGTAGCGCAGTGTGAGCTTAAAATCAACTCTGTTGTGTGTGTAAGTCCACTAGTCATCTAGACGATGGCGTTTTTGCCCCCACCCCCTCGTTCCGAGTGGGGCAAAGTCGGTACGCTGTACCGTCACTTTTTTATGTAAGGTCGATGTTAATCTTAATGTCCCCTTGGATATTATGTGCTACCTTGTCTGGCGCTCTCAGTCCTACCCTGTCGAGTATGTCTCTTGACGCTTCGAGTTGTACATACTCTGATCTAGCTCCACTAGACAGGTCGATAAGTTTCCTACTCGCACTCACTGCTCCTAATCCTAACGTACGTGCTATTGCTTGTTGCATATAGGTCTGTACCTTTGGGAGTCGTAGTGTGCGAGAAGCACTTACTCTCCCTGCTTCTTCGCTTCCTTTGCTTGAATATCCTGCTGTTTTAGCTGCATCCTTGATACTACATCCAGTTGTTACGATGGTATCTACTAGCTTCTTCTGTTTCTCTGTAAGTTCACTCATATAACGCCTTTTATATTCTACCCTTAACTGTACGTAAGGGTTCGAAAGTTTGTTGTCAAGCATTATATTACTTGTCTTGTGTTGTTTTAACTTCACAATACTAAATATAGTATGTGCGACTAACAGGCTCTAGTGCTTCGCACCCAAGCCAACCTCTGTGTCTTGGAACGACACAAGGGTTGTCTTGTCCCTTCGGGTGACGATCCTGGTCGCTTAGCCCTCACTCCGTTCGGTTAATAGGAGTGTCGACAAGCGACACCCTTTTGTCCCATACACGATTTTCTCTTGACGCAGCTCCTAAGGTCGCTGCTTGATACGCTAAGAACTCGCCTGACAGTTTGCAGAGCAAACTTCTAGGCATCCTTCTACGCTATTGGCTTCGCCTGAGAAACCCCTGCGTTACTCCAAAAGCTTTACGCTTTTGTGCGTTACTCGGTATCGCTATGGGCCCCTCACACACACGGGGTGTACTCGCTTGTATCATGAGTTTGCCTCAATGAGCATGCCCTTCGCTTCGCTTCGGCGAGGACACGAAGGTCGCACACAAGGTGCAACCCCTGTGTCGCATGCAGTCATTGAGCTTTGCCTCATGATGACTGCTCGAGTAACCAGTGTGTACACATTGGATTTATTAACTTAACTGAAAGGTAATTA